AACTCATAAATAATCCTTAAAAGGAGGCAGTAGGTATGTGGTGGTGTACTGCCCCCATCTAAAGATTATATCATCGTTTAAACCAAGAAGGAAGACCTAAATGTGGACGCTTGTCGAACATATTATCCTTTGCTCCTGGGGTCTTACGATTATTATAATGCAGAAAAACTTGTACGCATTCTTTGCCTTTGAATTTCTCTCTCCAATGTTCTAACTCGCAACCAGAATAAACCAGCATATCTCCTGGTTTTAAATCTACTCTAACACCTTTCATACCTTCTTTTCCAGATGGTTCTAAATATATTGGCCAGTCATCACCACCAAGATTCATAGTTGTAGATATCTCACAACTAAATCTATCTTTATGTCTTTTTAAAACATCACCTTTTTTATAGATTCTTGCATATGTATAAGCTGGATATAATTTTAATCCTGTAGCTTTTTCCATATCCGGTTGACATTTAAGTAATAAAGTCTCCATTGCCATATTAGCGTATTGAGAATATGTGTTTGGTATTTGCTCATTATCATTTTCATAATGACCTATAATATTTTCAAAGGGTGAAATATATCTTGCCTGTCTGCAAGTATCATAAACTTGTTTTTGCATCATAAAATAATTCGCAACAAAACTAGCCAAGTCTTTTGATATTGTTTGACGGATAACTGTATACTTTTTCTTTTTAAAATTCATATTAAAAATAATTAAAATTAATTACGATTCTATTATTACAATTAGTTGAATTAGTACCAAAATGTTCTACATTTGAATTTAAAAAAACCATTCTATTTTTTTTACTTAAAACTTTTTCTTTACCTATCATTGTATAACCATCATTGTCGTTTAAATAATATATTGCAATTTTACATTTAAAATCTTGATCTTTGTGATAACCAGATTCTATAAGTTTTTTTGTAGGAGGATTTAAATTAGCTTTTATTCTAATAAGAGATAATGGTTTTAATTTATCTAAAATAGGGTTTAGATGATTAAAAAAGGTTGAGTTAATATTATTATTTATATAAAAAATATGATTAAATTGATAATCAAAAAGTTTTGGTTTATTTGTTCTGTTAATTTTTCCTTTATTATAAAACCAAGGAAATTCAATTGATTCCATTGTTGTTTTTAAAATAAGATGTTGGTCCACACCTAAATAATTATCAATTACTTTAAACATCTTTTGCCATTTCTTTTGGTACTGCTTGTATATTCCAATGTATAAATCTAAATGGTTCAATACCAAAGTCTACACTAAACTCGTGTTCTAAAAATCCTGGAAAGATAATTAATGTACCTGGTGTAGGTTTAAAATGTATAAGTTCAGTTCCACCCCATACACCTTTTTGATCTGGCTTCATTTTTAATTTTGTAGCTCTGGCACCGGTTCTGGGCTCGTGAAATACAGGGTAAGATGTTTTATCACTACACTTTAAAAAATAAAAACCCGATACGTGTTGATTCCAATGTATATGTGCACTGTGATGACCACCACCTTTTTTAGCAAACTCTTGTACCCACATCTCACTAAATAGTGTTGTGTATTGTTGCATATCAAAACCTTGATGATCTAAATATTCCCAAGACTTTTGACCAATGTAATTTCTAAAATCTAAAAAGTCATTGTCCGCCGTCAATGGTGTTGAGTGATATGATCTTCCAAAGTCACCGTGTTCTTTTATAAATTTCTTTTCTCTTGTTCTTGCATCTTTAATATATTTATTAGATGCTTTTGTTAATGATTTTACAAACTCTGGTTTTTGTTCTGACCAAATGGTCGTGTTAAAATAGTTATTTATAAACATTATTTAAAAGGCCTTCCTAAATGCCAGACTACAAGACTATATCTTGTGCCTGATGTTACTGGTTTAACTCTATGCCACACAAAACTAGGAAACACAATAATAGATCCTTTTGGTAATATCTCTTTACATTGTATTCTATGTTTTGATTCGTCTCTCATATGTGGATCATAGTTTCTAAAATCAAATTCTAATTCACCACCTTTGTATTCTGAACCATCTGTTAACTGACAAGTCATAGACAGTTTTCTAATTCTACCGTGTTCTGGATTGTTTGGGTCTTTTCTGTCATATGGTTTATCCCAACTATCGCAGTGCCAATCATAATATTGGTTGTGTTTATATTTTGTAAACTGACAAGATTCACTTCTTTCCCAGTCAAAATTCCAACCAGCCTTTTTATTAGCCATATGAACATATGGATGTAATTCTTTATATATCCAAGTATCATTCAACCATACTAAATCAGAATTTCTTTTTCTTTTTAAATCTTTTACTTCTTCTTTTTTTAATTTTCTATCACCATAGCCACCTGTTCTAGCCATAACTTCTTCTTTAGAATTTGCATAAGCTATAACATCATCACAAAACTTTGGTGTAAGAACACCACTAAAATACCAATAGTAATTAGATATATTCATATGTTATAGTTTGTACGAAATTTAAACTATCTTTTTGGTTATTAGTTAAGTAATACATATTAGTAGATGGAAACATAATAAACATATTGTTTGTAAGTGGTATATCCCAGCTTCTACCTTTACGTCTGTTATCTTCATAGTGTATTCTAACATTACAATCTTTGACTTTTACACCATATAATAATGTAAAGTCTGGTGAGTTACGTAGATCTACTGGATCAATATTTAATAAAGGAATAGTTGTTTCCGCAGGTTTATAGATATTTCCCCACGTTTCTTTGTTAACTAAATTTACACCATACTCAAGACCAACGTGATCTCGCATATAGGTATTTAACATATCCCAAGTTCTTGAAAATGGAAAATCTTTGTTTTGAATTACTGATTGTAGGATATCGCCTGATAATTTATCTCGGTCGATGTCCCAATCTTTAGGCATCGCCACATCACCATAATATAAAGCTTGTTCTGTTAATACTTTCTTTTGCATACCTGGATGTAATATATACATCCGTCATTTATAATGTCAATTGATATTAAAAGAATTGATCTAGATCAATTATGCTTTAGAATCTGTTAGATCCCAAGACTGACCTGATTCATTCCAGACGTAAGACCAAGAATGAGTATCAGCTGTATTTTGTGCTTCTTGTTCAGCTGTTAATGCTGGAGCATCACCGATTGGTGATTTCCAAGAAGCGGATGCATTATGTTTTACCCAAGATGCATAAGGTTTTTTAGGCCAAAAGATTTGATCATCTTCATCCCAAGTATAACCAATACCTGCGTAATTACCTCTTAATGGTGTACCACCATCTTTATGTGTATTAGCTGATGTATTGTATGAAGTTTGAATCCACATTTGTGCAGGCCAATTATTATGTGTCTCTAAATATTGTTGACCTACTGATTCATCTTCAACGTTATCAGCGTTTAACATATCTTTGTTATCAAGAGTTAATACTTGAATAACTTTTCCGTTTGATCCTAGTTTTGCAAAATGTGCCATAATTATTCTCCTTATATCTTATTTTTAATTATCATTCAACTATTGAAATTTGTATCTAATAATAACAATTCCTGAACCACCATTTCCACCATCACCAGGAGTATCTTTATCTCCTCCACCACCGCCACCTCTATTTGTTGTTCCATTTGATCCACCCCCACTACCAGGACTACCAGCACCTCCTGTACCGCAAGGACTAGCTGCACCCTCACTTCCACCACCACCACCAGCATAAGATACAGACGAACCAGTGATATCAGAGGTTTTACCTACTGCTCCTGCTGCAGCACTAGCCGCAGGGTTTCCCGCAGCACCAGCACCACCACCGGAACCTGAAAAAAGACTTGGATTTGCACCACAACCACCATTATTACCAAAACCAAATGTTGCAGAATCTCCTGGTTGTGAAGGTTGTGTTCCTGATCCAGCGTTTGCAGTGGGATTTCTGTTTCCTCTTCCACCACCTCCTGATCCTCCTGGGTTTCCAGCATTATTTGGAGCTCCACTTCCACCACCTCCGCCGCCGCCACCTACAGCAGTTAAAGAAAAACCTGTTGAATTAACTCCATTAGTACCTCTAACACCACCTGTAGCACCTGCACCTCCACCACCAACTGCAATTGGGTATCCTTGTGCTGTAACAGGTGTAGGACTAGGAGTTTTATCTATATAACCACCGGCTCCACCACCACCTCCATAATCATCTCCACCACCTCCACCACCAGCAACTACTAAAGTTTGAATAGTATTAGAACCAGCAGGATTACCTACTGAACAAACAGTAAATGTTCCAGGACCTGTAAAAGAGTGAACTTTAAAATTTCCATCGGTAGTAATTGTACCACCTGTTGCAGTAATATATGTTGGTGTTGGTGCTTCTGATTGTAGACCCGAATCTGTTACTAACCAACCTTGTGTAGAATCTATAAAAACTAATGTAACGGCAATACCTTCTGTTGATAGAGTTCCGTTATCAGATTCACCACCAATTTTATCAGAACCATTTCTAGTTAATGTTACTGCATTTGTATCAAAAGTTCCTGCGTAATCTTTTATTGCAACAACTGCACCTGCAGTTCCTGCTGGAAGGGTTACATTAACAGCTCCTGAAGTTGTATTTACAAAATATCCTTCACCAGCAACTGCTGTAAAATCTCCTGTCTTAACTGTTGTATTCCAAGACGCAGCACCTGTTGCACCAAAACCTGATGCAGTACCACTGTTAGTTATTGATACACCAGCAGGAATTGTAATAGTGTCACCACTATCTCCTAATTGGACTGTACCACAATTTGTTCTTGGACTTACTTTATTTACTTTTATTTCACTCATAATTTACCTATTGAAACTTGTACCTTATTATTACTATACCAGAGCCACCATTTCCACCACCAAAAGGAGATGCGTTTCCTGTTCCACCACCACCGCCACCACCAGTGTTTGCTGTCCCATCTCCTGCTTGAGTTGATCCTGCTCCACCTCTTCCACCACCTCCTGGAGTTGCTGGTTGTGGACTTCCTGGACTGGATGTTCCACCTGAACCACCAGATGCTCTAACTGTAGGGGTGCCATTAATACTTGTTGTTGTACCTGCTCCACCTGCTCCAGCTTGTCTTTGAGGAGAACCACCATTAGCACCTACTCCACCGGCCCCGCCTCCACCTCCAGCTCCGTGGCTAGAAGTCGCTTGAGAAGTTCCACCTGGATTTCCTTGAGGAGGACTAACGGGCGGTGTATTACCTACTCCACCTACTCCAGGGCTATTGCCTTGACCTGATGAACCAGAACCTGAACCACCTGGCATTGGTCCTTGTGTTAAAGGTGAGGGTGCTAATTTAATTCCACCACCACCTGTTGATGTTATACTACTAAAAATTGAAGAGGCTCCTCTAGCTGCACAATCAGCTGTAGAACTTCCACCTGTTCCACCGCCACCTACTGTTATAGGATAACCTTGAACTGTAATTGGTAAAGAAGTTGAACTTGCTAAAGGACTAGCTGTGTATGGTCCAGATGTTGTTGTGCAGTGAGATTCTCTAAAACCTCCTGCTCCACCTGCTCCTCCGTGGTCTGGTCCTCCACCGCCACCGCCTGCAATTACCATATAATCTGCTTTTGCTACTGGACCTGCACCCGCTGAAACACAAAAAGTGCCTGGACCTGTAAATGTATGAATTTTAAAATCTCCTGAAGTTGTAATTGTACCACCAGTCGCTGTTATAAAAACATTATTTTCTGTTATTGATGCTGCAGTTGATGCATCTGTAGGTCTCCATCCTTGAGTGCTATCAACATAAACTAAAGTAACAGAACCTCCTTCTACAGTAATCTCAAAAGGATTAGTTGCTACTCCTTGAATTTTTTCAGAACCATTTGCTGATACTACAATTTTATTTGTGTCTGCTGTATTTGCATAGTCTGCTATCGCAACTATTGCACCAGCTGATCCTGCTGGAAGATTTACTGTTACTGACCCTGATGTTGTATTAACAAAATAACCAACACCACTTACTGCTGTTACAGTTGTAGTTTTAGGAGTTGTATCCCAATTAACTGTTCCTGTTCTACCAAAACCTGTTTGTGATGCACCTGATGCTAAAGCAACGGTACCACCACATCTACCAATTGTAACTGCAGATCCATCTACAACAATAGGATTACTTGCTCCTGATCCGATTGTAGTAGTTGTTCCACATTTTTTGATGATGTTTGAATCATCTGAAACTTTATTTATATTATCTACTTTAATTT